AACGAGCCTGCGCTGGTCGAAAACCCGGATTTGCGACGCGGCGGTATTGCCTTTGAGGCTGACATCCAATCGAACGAGGCGACCGATATCGTGCTTAAGCTCAAGCTGTCCGAAAGCGTGGTGGTGAAGGTCGACGACGACGGCCGGCGCCTTGTCGAATATTTCGACGAGGCGGCCGAGCCGTGGCAACCGTGAGTGACGAAACAACCGTCATCGACGCCTGGATCAATGCGCTGATCGGGAAGCTGGAGCCGGCACCACGGCGCAAGCTGCTACGCGATCTAGGCCAGGACCTACGCCGCACGCAGCAAGCACGCATCGCCGCCCAGCACAACCCGGACGGCAGCGCCTACGAACCCCGCAAGGGAAAGAAGCCGCGAGCGCGAGACAAGGCCGGTCGCGTGCGGCGGCTCGCCATGTTCCGAAAGCTGCGTACCGCGCGATACCTCAAGGTGACAGTGGATGCGGCCGGGGTATCGATCGGGTTCGACGATCGCTTGTCGCGCATCGCCTTGATCCACCAGGAAGGCCGGCGCGCACCGGTCGTGCCCGGCGGCCCGGTCGTGCAGTATCCGGCGCGTGTGCTGCTCGGCTGGCCGCCTGAGGACCGAGCCGAAGTGCTCAACCACCTCCTACGCTACCTGACCCACTGAAGCCCATCCGCCGGCCAGGCGCGCCGTGGCTACCTCGTGATAACGCCGGTTCGTTTCCGCGCCGATCCAGGACAGGCCGGCATCGCGAGCCGCGACCAGGTGCGTACCGGAACCGGCGAACGGATCGAACACAACGCCATCGGCCGGCACCAGCCGCACCACCTCGCGCGCCAGATCGAGCGGCTTTTCGGTCACATGCTGTTTGGGCAAAGGAAGCCGGACCGAAAACACGCCGGGCAGGTACACCTCGCTCTGCCGCATGTCACCGCGGCTCGCCCATACGAGGAATTCGGCCTGCTGCGCGAACCCGCCCCGTCGTGGCCTAAACCGGCCAGGCGTCTTATCCCACACGGCGATGCCCCGGAAGATCAATCCCGCCGCCTGCACAACGTCGGTAAGCGTCGCGAGCTGGCGCCAGTCGATGAAGCATGCCAGCAGCCCGCCCGGCTTCATCGCTCGCCGGCATTCCGACAGCCAGGCATGGCACCAGAACGCCCACGCGCGCTGGTCCATGTTGTCGCCCTCGAAATTCTCGTAGTCCACCGCGATCCCGGATTGAATGTATTTCGCCTGCACCGATCGCGTTTTCGCGGAAAGGTGCAGGCCGCCCGACGCGTAAGGCGGGTCCGTAAACACCATGTCGATGGAGTGATCGGGAAGGGACCGGGCCAGCTCTAGTGCGTCGACCTGGTGCAACTGGTTGATGGCCGGCGCCGGCCGGGTTAGCGGGGGTGCAAATGCTTGGTGAGTCGTCATTGTCTAGGAGTGGAAAAGCGCACGCGAACTGCCCGTGCGCTAGGTTTGGTAACGGCAGTAGAGATTGTCGGGGCCATGTCGCACCCGCGCGTGCCTAACACACCGTACTGACCGCCAACACAAACGGCATCGCTCGCACCACGCGCGAGGCGCCGGCAACATTGTCGGCATGGATGCAAACGAAACTCACCGCAAAGCGCGCAACGCCGTTAAGAAGGGATCGATACTCGATATCGACCACGCGAACGCCTTGTGCCGCGTCGCAGTCGGCGAATCAGACGACGACGGCCTGCAAACGAACTGGATTCCCTGGATCGCGGGCTCGGCTGGCACCACGCGCGATTGGCTTCCACCGACGAGGGGTGAGCAGGTCGTGTTGCTCTGCCCGATGGGAGACCCGGCGCAGGCCGTCGCCTTGCGCGGCTTCTATTCGGACGCGGCGCCGGCGCCCGACGCCTCGCCGAACACGCATACGCGCGTCTATCCGGACGGCGCGCGCGTGACGTATGACCATGCCGGCCACTCGCTCGTGGCCGAGCTGCCGGCGGGCGCGACGGTGCGCATCGTCGCGCCCGTATCCGTCACGGTCGAAACGAAGGCCGCCACGATCAAGGCAGACACGGCGACCATCGATGCCGCGAACACGACCTGCACCGGCTCGCTCACGGTCAAGGGTCCATTTGCGTTCGAATCGGGCATGACCGGCAAGGGCGGCACCGAAGGCGGCAGCGGCTCCGTGATGCGAATCGACGGCTCGGCCGCCTTTACTGGCGATGTCACCGCCGGCCAGGTCAGTCTGCAATCGCACAAGCACCAGGCACAAGGCGAAAACGCGATTACCAGCCAGCCGATCTCAGGTGCCGCATGAAGGGGATGAACGCCGCGACCGGCCGCGCGATCGGCGGCACCGATCACCTGGCGCAGTCGATCGCACGCATCCTCTCGACACCGCTTGGCACCTGCATCCAGCGCCGCACCTTCGGCTCGGAGCTGCCCGAGCTCGTTGACGCACCGAACAACGGGGCCACGCGCATCCGCCTCTACGCCGCGACCGTCACCGCACTGATGCGCTGGGAACCGCGCCTGACCGTTACGCGCGTCCAGCTCGTAGCAGCGGGGGCGGATCTGCTCGACGGACGCCAGTACATCGACATCGAAGGATGGACCGACGAGCGCGACGAGCTGACCACGCTGCGCGTGCCGATCTCGAATGGAACCAAGGCATGAGAACCACCCCGATTGACCTGTCCCAGCTGCCGGCGCCGAGCATCGTCGATGCGATCGACTTTGAGACGCTGTACGCGCAGCGTCGCGCCAGTCTGCTGGCTCTTTACCCGGCCGACCAACAGGCCGAAATCGCCGCAACCCTCGCGCTCGAATCCGAACCGCTGGCCCGGTTGATGCAGGAAAGCGCGTACCGCGAAATGCTGCTGCGCCAGCTCGTCAACGACAAGGCACGCGGCGTGCTGCTCGCCTACGCGAGCGGCAGCACGCTGGACCACATCGCCGCCCTGTTCGACGTTGACCGCCTGCTGATCTCGGCCGCTGACCCGGAAAACAACATCGCGGCGGTATATGAAGACGACGACAGCCTGCGCGAGCGCGTGCAGCTGGCGCCGCGTGGCTTCTCCGTCGCCGGCCCGGAGGAAGCCTACGAATTTCACGCGCGCTCAGCGGATGGCCGCGTTCTATCGGCCTCGGCGAAAAGCCCCGAGCCCTGCGTGATGGTTGTGTCGGTTCTGTCGCGCGACGGCGACGGCACCGCCGATGCCGCGCTGCTCGCCACCGTGCGGGCCGCCCTCGAAGGCAAGCGCCCTCTGTCCGACGAAGTGATCGTGCAATCGGCGGAAGTCGTGCCTTACACGATCCGGGCAACGCTGCGCTTCTTCTCTGGCCCCGACCGGTCGGTCGCGCTCGCGGAAGCGAAGAAGCGCACCGCGCAGTTCGCGAACGACATGCACCGCATCGGCATGGAAGTGACCGTCGACGGCCTGTTCGCCGCGATGCGTGTGCCAGGCGTGCAAAAGGTGCTGATGGATTCGCCGGCCGGCGGCGTCCCGATCACGGGAGCACAGGCGCCGTTCTGCACCGGTATCGAGCTGGTCGACGGGGGCGTGGCCGATGAATAGCCTGCTGCCTCCTAGCGCCACCGTGTTGGAGCGCCGGATTGCCGAGGCAAGCGCACCGGCCACCGCGGTCCCGGTCACGCTCGACACGCTCATGGACCCCGATCGCGTTCCGCTCGCCGTCCTGCCCTGGCTCGCCTGGCACATGGGCGTCGAGACCTGGAAGGACTACTGGCCCGAGCAAATCAAGCGCGCTCGCGTGAAGGCAGCGATTCGTATCGCGCGCATGAAGGGCACCGCGGAAGCCGTGCGGCAGGTTTGCGCGTCGTTCGGCGCGAACGTTGTGCTGCGCGAATGGTTCGAGCTGACGCCCAAGGGACGGCCCGGCACGTTCGAAATCCTGCTGACTGTCGGCGACCGCGACGGCGTGCCCGCCACTGCCGCCTACGTCGCCGACATCATCGCGGAAGTCGACCGAGCCAAGCGGGGCACGGCCCACTACACGCTCACGCAAGGATTCAGCGCGAGCGCCCGGCAACGCATTGGCGCCGGCGCGCGCGCCGCGCTCTATCGCCGCCTGAACCTCACGGATAAATGACCATGGCAGGAAATCTCATCCAGATTACGGATGCCGGCAGGGCGGCGCTCGTCGCCCCCGGCAATACCGGCACGGCGGCGCACCGCGTCGTGAGCATCGGGTTGGCGACGGCCTCCTTCGCGTTCGATCGCGCAATGCTGGCGATGCCCAACGAGCGCAAACGCATCACCACGTTCGGCGGCGAGAACGTCGCGGCGGACACTATCCACGTTGTGCTCCAGGACGACACGGACGACCAGTACGCGCTCTACGGATTTGGGCTCTATCTCGACAGCGGCGTGCTGTTCGGCGCCTACGTCCAGGACGCGCCGATCATGGAGAAATCGCCGGCCGCCATCCTGTTGCTCGCGGCCGATGCCGTGTTTTCCACCATCGACGCAGCCCAGCTCGAGTTCGGGCCGACCACCTTTCTTAATCCGCCTGCTACGACCGAGCGCCAGGGCGTGGTGGAGCTGGCAACCGTCGACGAAGTGGCCGCCGGCGCCGACGCCACGCGCGCCGTAACGCCTCTTGGCGCGGCCAAGCGATATATGCCGATATCCGGCGGCATCTTTAGCGGCCCCATTGCCGTACAGGCTTCCGTCGATACGAACAACGCGCAGGTTGTCGTGTCGCCGGCCGTTGGCAAGCTGGGCGCCGAATCGAAGGTTCGCTTCTCTGCTGCCTTTGGCGATCCGAAGTCCAACGACACCTTGCCTCGCGTCGTCGCGTCCGTGCGCGCCGGATTCAATGGTGGTGTCTGGGGAAGCGAGTACCTCGACTTCCACCTCAACCGCGTCCCGAACGATGCAAGGGATGACGCGAACATGGACCGCGCTTTGCGCCTCGCCGCTGGCGGCCGCGCCGTGATCGGCGCCACGCAGGACGACGGCGGCACCGCCCTACAGGTCGGCGGCAGCGTTCGCGCGAACAACTATGGCATCGGCGACCAAAGCAGCAAGGCGTCCGGCCTGGTCGGAATCAGCAACGGGACGAACGGCCCGAACGTCGGGTTCTATGGCCGCGAGTCGGTCGGTGGCGGCGCCATCACGTTGAGCACCGGAGGTAAGGAAAGGCTTCGCCTGAAGGGCGACGGCAAGCTGCTGATCGGGACCGATACCCCTGACGCGTCGGCGGCCGTGCTGCAAGTCGCCGGCGCAGCGTCCGTCACCGGCTCGATCATCGCGAACGGCACCAGTGCGTTCGCGCGTGGCGTGCAATCAACTGGACTCGACGACGGCGGCGGAAGCTTCCGCGCGACCAACGGCGGCTATGGTGCGTTCCTGCGCAACGACGGGTCGCACATGTACCTGCTATCGACCAAGAAGGGCGACCCGCTCGGCAGCTTCAACGATTACCGCCCCTTCGCGTGGGATCTCGATTCTGGCTACGTCACGATCGATTACAACGGGCACGGCGCTTCTGTGGGCGGCGCCCTGAGCATCGCGATCTCGGCGAGCATCGGCCGTGGACGTGACCAAGGCGTCATTTGGCTTGGTCCGCGCAACGACGGTTATCTGTATTCGACTGCCGACTCTTGCGGCTGGTGGTACGGGGCGGCCGGTTCGGTTCAATATGTTTTCGGCGATCACTCCCTGCGCGTCGACAACCAGCCGGTGTGGCATGCCGGCAACCTCACTCCCCTCGACCGAAACGCAGGGGGCTGGATGGCCAGCGACGTGCATTTTGCTCCCGGCGCACGACTGGTACTCAGCGAAGGTAGCCCCGGTGCGCCCTCGCTCACGTTCGAGAATGACGGCGCGCCCGACACCGGCCTGTATCACGTTGCAGATGGTCAATTTGGTGTCACCTGCAACAGCCAGCCGATCGTCGGATTCGCACCTGACGGCACCCGGTTCACGAGCAACGTATTCGGGCCAACGCCGGCCGCCGGCGACCGCTCGACGCGATTTGCCACCACCGAATGGGTGCTGTCCGCGCTGTCGTCGTCGTCGATCGGCCAAATCGTGTTCGAGCCGCGCACCACGACGCGGGCCGGGTTTCTCAAGGCGAACGGTTCGCTACTTGAGCGGGCCGACTATCCGGCGCTATGGGCCTACGCTCAAGCGAGCGGCGCCCTGATTTCGGATGCCGCATGGTGGGCCGGGCAATCGGGTTGCTTTTCTACTGGCACCACGGGCACGAATTTCCGCATCCCTGAGCTGCGCGGCGAATTTCTCCGTTGCCTCGACGACGGGCGCGGCCTGGATACCAGCCGCGCGGCCGGGTCGCTGCAACTCAGCCAGAACGCCAAACACTCGCACGATGCGTCGTCTACCGTAGGTGGATCACATACCCACGGGGCGTTTACTACAGGCGCTGGTTCGCACAACCACGCTATCGACCAGCAGCCTCATGCACACGACACCTGGCTTGGTTCCGTGCAGGTTTCCGGTGTCGATCGTGGTGGCGGTTTCGGTCCCTACAACGGTCGCGTGGGGGAAGCTTGGAGCGATCCGGCGAACGCCAACATCGCGATCCTTCCCACCGGCGACCACGTCCACGGTGCCGGCACCTATCCAGCCGGCGACCACAACCACGCCATCGCGGTGCAGCCCAGCGGCGGCGATGAAGCGCGCCCGCGAAACATAGCGCTGCTCGCCATGATCCGCGCTTACTAACCCTTGTTCCATTACGCCATGCTCGTTCACCACTACAACCCGACCACCGGCGAATACCTGTCCAGCGGCCAGCCGGACGCCGACCCGCTCAACAACGATCGCTGGCTGATCCCATCGAACGCAACGCTCGACGCACCGCCGCCGCGCGCGGCAACGAGCTGGCCGTTCTACCGCGATGGCGCCTGGTTTCTGCTTCCCGACTATCGCGGCCGCCGCTGCTATCGCACCGACACCGGCGAACCGGTCGAAATCGCCGTCGCGGGCAAGACGCCCGACGAGCTGGGCTTGACGGACATCCCGCGCCCGTCCCCGCGGCATGCGTGGGTCGACGGCGCGTGGGTTGTCCCCGATTCCGTCATTGAAGCGGAGAAGCGCGCAGCGCGGCAGCAGACGTTCGACCAGCTCATGGCAAATGCGAAGAAGGCAAACGACGGAAAGGCCGACGCTTACGCCGCCGGCCTGCTCGACGACGAAGGCATCTATTACTTCAAAGCCTGGTCCGCTTACCAGATGGCACTAGTGGCCGCCATGAACAGCACGGACGCTTCCGCCACCATCACCTGGCCGAAAACGCCAGCGCCGTATGTCGCGCCCGTGGCCGAAGTGGCGCCGCAAGACGTGACACCGCCCGAGGCACCGACCAAGAGCGCGTAACCCACCACCGCAACACCACCCACAACGGAGCTACCACCATGCCCCAGGACTACCACCACGGCGTTCGCGTCATCGAAGTTACCAACGGCGGGCCGCCGATCCGAACCGTGTCCACCGCCGTGCTCGGCATTGTCTGCACCGCGTCGGACGCGAGCGATACCGCGTTCCCGCTCAACACGCCGGTGCTGATCACCAACGTGATTTCCGCGCTCGGCCAGGCAGGCACGAAAGGCACGCTGCGCAAGACGCTCGACGCCATCGGCAAGCAGACGAAGCCGGTTACGGTCGTCGTGCGCGTGCCCGATGGCAAGGATGAAGCCGAAACCACCTCGAACGTGATCGGCACCGTCACGGCGGACGGCAAATACACGGGCGCCAAGGCCCTGCTGACCGCCCAGGCAAAGCTGGGCGTGAAGCCGCGCATCCTGGTCGCGCCTGGCCTCGATACGGCCGCCGTAGCCGCTGCTCTCGCGCCGATCGCGCAATCGCTGCGTGCGTTCGCCTACGTGTCGGCGAACGGCTGCAAGACCAAGGAGGAAGCCACGGCCTACCGTAAGCAGTTCGGTCAACGCGAAATCATGGTGATCTGGCCGGATTTCATCGGCTGGGATGACACGACGAACGCCACCGCGATCATTCCGGCGCCGGCGATTGCGGCCGGCCTGCGCGCCAAGATCGACAACGACATCGGGTGGCACAAGACGATTTCGAACGTCGTCATCAACGGGGTGACCGGCATTTCGGCCGACGTGTCGTGGGATCTGCAAGACCCGGCGACGGACGCCGGCTACCTCAACGAACACGAGGTGACAACGCTGGTCAACTACAACGGGTTCCGCTTCTGGGGGTCGCGCACCTGCGCGGCTGATTCGAAGTTCGTGTTCGAGAACTACACGCGCAGCGCGCAGGTCATCGCCGATTCGATCGCCGAGGCGCAAATGGGGAACGTCGACGGTGCCCTCAACCCTTCGCTCGCGCGCGACATCATCGAGAACATCAACAGCTGGTTCCGCCGCCAGGTTTCGAACGGCTACCTGATCGGCGGCCATTCCTGGTACGACCCGGAGGCGAACACCAATGACGTTCTGTCGGCCGGTCAGATGTACCTCGACTACGACTACACGCCGGTGCCGCCGCTCGAAAACCTGATGCTGCGCCAGTACATCACCGACCGCTACCTCGCGACGTTCGCCGATCGCGTGACTGCATAACTAGGAGGACAAGA